TAACCTATATCTACATAATTTTCAGATAGTACAAATGGAATAGTTAAGCCAGTAAGTAAGGATGTTCCATTTGTTCCACCACTCAATAATTGAGTCATGGAAGAATATACATATGCTGTTCCAGTTAAATTAACAGTGGTTGATGTGGTTGTATCACAACACTCATCTTTAATTACTGTGGTTTCTTCACCAGCATTATAAGTTACTTTAAAAATTTTATTTTTTATAAACTCCGGTGAAATTTTTATATGTCTAATTCTTTCGTTCATTTAACTTGGATTAACATATTCATACCAATATATGGGTGTTCCATCACCTAATCTATTAGTGTTATTTGTATCGGTTGCGGAATAATATCTATATGTTTTTTTATCATAATCAAAAACAACTTTATAATAAAAAAAATTGCTTTCATTAAAAGAGAATTTTTTGTTTGTTGGTAAAATAGATTGTGGCACAACCATCATTCTTATGAATTCCCCAACTCTTGCATCAAAAAACTTTGCAGACACATAAAAAGTATCTATGTTGATAAAATTTTTTTTTCTTAACCAATAAATAAAAAATCCTTCTTTATTTGCCCCAACAAAATCTAATAAAAATGTTGGTTTTTTAACATCTATGTTGTTTAAATATTGACTTATTGATGTTTTTTCAACACCACCCTGTTGTACAGGTAAAATTACCGTTATGTAATTTGTTTGTGTTGCACCTGTATTAGTATCATAAAAATCTAATTTAAAAAAAGATTTAGTGAATTGTTTATTATAGTAGTAAAGTTGAGTTGGTAAAAAACCAGAATAACTATTATCTAAATAACTGGTTACCCAATTGTTCGAGGTCGCTGCTGTAACACTATTTGGATTTCCACTAAAAAAATAAAAGTTATAATCTATTTGGGTTTTAAAAATAGTGTCCCCATTTGTTTGTTGTAATCCTGAATCCCATTTTTCATGACTAAATCTAAGTATCTCAAAATCTTTTGGAACTCCAATAATTTCTTCTACTACTTTTTCTTGATATTGATCGATACTATCGTCCCTACCGTAAAAATCCCATTTTATTTCAAATGGAATATTAATGTATTTGTCATTAGCTAATGGTAGTGTAGTTTTAAAACTATTCACAAAAATCTATTATTGGTTCGAATATTACATTTATTTCTGTATAATTACTACCTTCAGGTATAATTCTAAATGTAATATCTTTATATGGATAATGTTGACCGTTTAAAAAGGGATAATTTACCCCCCGATTTGATTCGTCAAAATAACCATATTCATAAATATCTCTCCATAAAAATTCATTATTAAGTTTTGAAAACTGCGCATAATCTGGAATACCCTCAACTTCTGCTCGAGTTCCTGTTTCTATATAATTTGAAAAAACTCTTATAGTTAATGGATAATGTGTTTGATAATAATAACCAAAATCAGTATTACTATTATTAAAAACTAAAGGATTAAATGTAAATTTATAAAAAAGATTTGATATTACTCTTTCATTTTGAGAAACACTATTCCATTCGCAATAATCGCCATCAATAACATCTCCTTTTTTTAAGGATTCAACATATTTAAATGTTTCTGTGTTTGGTGGATTATTCCAAGTATTAATAGTAAAATTTGTATTTGAATTAGGGTTTGCCCACCAAGAATTGGGCAAATTGGTTGTGGGATTAAGGGGTAAATTAAAATTCCATCCTTTTTTTAATCCATTTGTCCAACCAAAATAACCTTTCCATAAAACAGTGTAAAATATTTCGGTTAATGGTCTTTTTTGATTATCTAACAACCCGTTGATATCCAAGTCGGTGTTAAAAGTTAGAGTATATGATTTTGAATCCTCTTTTGTTGAAATTCTTGAAATTTTATTTGGTGTGTATGCCGAACTTTCATATTTACTTTTTTTACCAAAAATATTTAATTCAAATCCTGCTTTAACAAGAACCGCATCATTTACATCTGTTAATATTTTATGTTTTTTTACATAATAATTAGATTTTGTCGCCTCAATATTTTGATCATCAATAACCCTTTTAAAAGTCCCCTTTGTTAAATCGTCAAATGTATTACCGGTATATCCAACATCATATAAATTAAAAACAAATTCTTCATTTCCATATTCCTCTAATCCAAATGAATATATTTTAAATATATTTTTAGAATCATATGAAATGCTTAACTCAACAAAATCATTCAAATACAATCCATGTTTTACAGGACATTTAAATGAAATTAATTTGTTACCCCCAATTACAGTTCTTTTAATTATGAATGGTAATCCGTCAGAACAATTCCATGTAAAAACTGTAGACGGGTCATCTTTAAAAAAGACTTGCATAGTTTGTGCCGTAGTAGAACTATAAGGATAACTTAAGAAAAAATTCCAATTATATGTTGAAGCGCTTTCTGATTCAAAAATTAAATGTTGATTTGGTTGTTGGGTATATCCGGGCAAGTTATTATCCGTCCTGATAAAATCAAACTCATTATATTGTGGTAAACCCACCCAATTAACGTTATCAACACCATTTTCACAAGAAAGTTTAGCATTATTTTGTGAATCTAAATAATATAAATTATTTCTAAATGGTTTATAATCTGTATAACCTGAATATGAATTCTTAAAAATAATCTGAAATTTACTTGTTGGTCTAAATTTTGTGGATTTTTGTCTTTCATCAAAATATACTTGTTCTAAATTAACATCAATATTTCGTTCAAACTCAATAATTTCTTTATTGTTTTGATAAAAAGGGACTTTTAAAGAAAAATCAACATTTGGTGCCGATTTATATCGTAAAGAACCCAATAATATTGATATGTTTTCGTAACTCATTTAATCAATTATGTTTTCAAAATCAAGGTATTTTTTTGCAAATCTATCAAATGCCGATTTTCCAGACCTCAAACCAAAATAAAAATGGAAAGGAGCCCCAACTGTTATAACTCGCCCAAGAGGAGGACTATTTTGAGCAATTGTTCCAACCTCTGCGGATAAAGTCCCGTCTGGATTAACTGAATATATATAACCTTTAAAATATTTTGTTATATTTGATGTATCAGTTCTAAAATATCTTGAACTTTGTAATAGTCTATCCAAAGATTGATATCTTTCGCTAAAGAAAATTGGACTTGTAATATACTCCGTATACCACTCATTTTTTTGTGATCCAAAAATACTATCACTATCGGGGTCTTCCTCTTTTATTTCCCATTGATAAAATGGTACTTCTTGAGAAAAAACATTAAAATTGCTGAAAGCACAATCATCGGTTATCTCAACATTTGGGCTAATTATTGTTCTTTTTGGTGTTACAAAATCTCTTAATTGAGTGTCCGATGAGAAAAATATTCCCATAACACCTTTTTGAGCATTTGCGCCATTATAATAAATTGGATCTTGTTCACAACCAGGATTATCAGGATAATCTTCGGCTTCAAAAGACTGTATTCCTAACTCAGAACTTATTGATATCATTTGCGCATAATCAGCATCAACTCTTTTAATCCCCCTACTAAAAAACTGTCCAACATTACCACCACCAATTAGTAAACCAATAAAACTTTTACTAGATAGTCTTGAAATTATTAAAAGATTTAAAATTTCACTTACGTCATTAAATGTGGTTGATTTTAATTTATTCATTATATAACCATCATATTCATCAGAAAAAATAATTTCTTGTAAATAATCTACTTTTGGCCCCATGTCCAAAATGGTTGTTGGTGTTTTTAAATTCAATTTATTACCACCATAATCAATACTCAAAGAATTAAAAAAGTCCTTTATTCTTTCAGCTCCAATGAAACCAACACCATCTTTATATGGGCTGCTTCTATAATAAAAATTATTAGTTGGTGGGTGTAATATTACTGTTTTAGTACAGTAATTTGAAGAAGCTTGATTTGGGTTTTGACTTGTCGGTGAAGTAAATAAAACTTTATTTTTTATTGCGTAAGCAAACAAAGTACCATTAATCCAATTATTGGTGAATATATGTGACCATATATTCCTGCAAGCCGCAAAAGTTATTTGTACTCTAGATGTCCATTCGGTTAATAATACTAAATCTTTAGGTAAAGATAATAATAAATTTGTAACAAAAACATAACATCCGTTTACCATTATTTTTTCATCATCTCCAGTCCCATTACCCCAACATTTATCATCTTCAGGCAAAATAATTAATTCAGAAGTTCCTGGACAAGTAGTACTATCTGAGGTATCATAACACCCTAATGGCACCATATTTCCACATTCAAATGATTGTAATATAGTACTTCCAACCAAAGGTGTTTCTCCTGTTAGTGCGTCACTAGGTCCGTTAAAATTGGGTGTATCTAATGTTGTACCTAAATTTTGACTACAACCATTATCATCTACAATAAAAAAACTTAATTTTTGGTTATTTTGTAAGGCATAACTATTTCGTCCAAATAATGTTTCTTCAGTTGAAGTTGGTAAACTGTCTGACCTCATTATAATTCTTTTACTAGTTGCCGCAAAACTAAAATCTATTTCGGGTAAAGGAATAATTGTATTTGATATACTTTTGTAAGAAGGGGCGTAATAGATGGATGTGATTTTTGGTATACCAAGTATTACTGGATTTATTTCCATATACATAAAAGACCCCCCATCAACTATTTCATTTTGTAAATAATTCCTATAAGGATTCGGTGAAATATTAAAAGTTATTGTACTATTAATATCTATTTCATATAGAAATCTATTTTTCGGTGCGTTAGGTTGTTCAATTGCGGTAATAACTACCCCATTAAAACCACCAGCTACATCTTCCAAATCATATTGTGAGTCATTTAAAAGTGGTTGAAAAGTATTTAAATCATTACGTAAACAAGAATAATAATATGGTAAATCTGAAGTGAATCCACTAAATTGTTGTGGTGAAAGTTCAAAATGAAAAGATGGATAATAAAGATATTTTCCAGTAGAATCTGGAAAATTATTCTGGATCAAGTCATGTTCTACGGCTTTATAAGAATCAAAAGGTTGTGTCTGTGTCACTCCTCCTTGTATTGGTATGTTTAATTTGTAATCGCCAGTTACTACAACACTACCAGAATCTTCATTATAACCAAATAATAAACTAAGATCATATGAAACTTTAGTTCTTGTTGAGTATGGATCAACTCCTCTAACCAAAAAAACAACCACTTGATCATCTCCAGTTTTTTTATCTATCGGATCTTCAAAGTTGTCTAAAGGTATAGGATATACATTAGATTCCAAATATAGTCCAACATTTGTTACAGCATAAAATTCAATATCATTATTTAAAAATCTTTTATATAATGTATATGGTAATGGATTTGTATTACCTTGTAAACTTTTATAATTATTATAAGTCATTGCGGTGACTACTTGAAAATACTCTATATCAATAGGGTATTTTGCATACAAAGCGTCTTCGGTAGATCCTGTAATATAATATACAACACTTGTATTACCTAATCCACTTGGATTAGCATATTGTATAGTTACATTATTAGCTAAATTTATAGGAGTACCTGTTATTGAGTTAGTCCCATAAACATTTGTTGTAGCACTCTTAATATTCAAATCTTTTGATTTACTACATTCTTGGAATGTTACAATAGTGCCGGGTGTGAGTTTATCTAAAACCCAATTTCTGCATAAAACCACAACAGTGTTATCATAGTGATGTTTACCAGGATTTTGATCAACATTAAATTGTACTCTAATTCTGTTCACTGCACCTCCAGGATTGAAACTGAAAGTATCATCGAAATATTTTGCCTTTGTGTTAAATAGATTTATTCTTTCCGCTAATGTTAAACTGGTTGAAAAAAATTGAGTAATACCACTACCAACATCTCCATTTTGGCCGTAAATTTGTGGAGCTCTGTCGGGTTCTCCCGCCATTATAAAACCAATAGGATCATCATACGTATAAGAACTTGGCTCTGTTAATAAACTTAAATAACTATATGCACCATATTCTTCTATAGCCGCGTCTGTTTCTTCATTCAATGGGTTAGAATCTCCACCATCACCAACTTGTTGTCCTTCTTTACAAGAACAAAATTCACAATCAGGATAGGATAAATTAGGAACTTGTATATTTGTAAATTTTTTCCAAAGATTAAGCGCCTGCAAAGCCACTCCTGGATTAAATGTGGTTGCACAATCTTTTGCGGTTATTTTTTTACTAAAAACACTTACTATAAGACAAATAGTGAATAATAAAGGTAGTAATGAAAAAATTAATAGAGCAATTATTGGGCCTAAAATAAATTTTAAAAGAAAACCTAAAATATGAACTAAAGTTATTACAAGATATAAAATCGGTTTAAATATGAAAATAAAAAAAGAAAATATAAAATATAAAAAATCAAACCTTTGAAACGAGTCATTAGTTGGAAATTTATTTGTTTCGCTTTCACATTCTGAGTCTAAAATATTTTTAATTATAGTACCTTTTTGTGGATTATAACCATATCTAAAAAAATCTATCATTTGTGAAACAGTATAAACCTTATTATAGGTCATAGGATAAAATCTATCTTCACAACTAATAGCTTCTTGAATCATTTTTTGGCCTAAAGTAGTTCCCGTGTTTCCATAATCAGCCCAATCCAAACTAAACGCATAAGACTTTGTAACCGCCTCTTCGTTTGCTCCGCCATCATTAAAAGGGTCGTCGTCTGTATCCACCCATCCCCACTCTTTAACATTTGGAACTAAAAAATAACCTCTTTTTGTTGATTCACTCAATGATGGTGATTGATTATACTTTATTTTAAATCTATATTTTGCCCTTGTTGGGACTCCTACTTTTGGATCATTAGATAGTACTCTTTCTCCAAATTCATTCGTAACCACATAGTCCAAATTCATAGGAAGGTCAACAACCCAAGTGCCATTTTCATCAATAACTTGACCTGATTCATCCAAAACATATTGTTCTAATATTGGTCTACCTTCACTATCTAAATTAATTGTTTGTCTGATCGCCAATATTTCACCAGGACCAACATTTAATTGACACAAATCTCCAAGTTTATTTCTTGGTTTACAATTTTTTTTGAGAAAATAATCATCATTTGAGGTAATCAATGAACCCATAAATGTTGCTGTAGGTTCGATTGTAATATTCAATTCTGAAGATAGATCAAAATCAACCCTTGTAATACCCAAATTACAAATATCTTCTTCACCCCAAAAAGGATCTACTTCAACTATTTTATTAATAGTTACAATTTGTGGTAGTGAGTTTAAGTTACTTGATGTTTTAAATTTTGTCCCTGAAACTTGAATTTCCGTAGCCAATCCTGTCCTTATCAAATCTTGCGGAGTTAAAGAAAATTCACCAATATCGGATAAATCTAAATCTAAATGAATAGTTTGAGGTCCTAAAGGAACTCCAAAAATCATAAAATCACCACTTTCATTAGTAACAGCATTTAATTTATAGTATTTTTCATATACCTCAATTAATGTTTGATCCAATAAAATATCTTCTCTACTAAAAAAAGTGCCTGTAGGACTATGAGAACTATATGATTTTTCATAGGGTAAAAGATTATATCTATAACCATCTTCATTTATATCGTCCAATCTTTTATAAGGATATAGATCCGATATTAATGGATTTAATTCATCCTCATTAGTTAGTGGTACAAAAATTGAAACTTTACAATTAGGTAATCCAAAACCATTATTTATTGATACTCTACCAACTACAACGCCATAATCTGAACATTGTCTGGTATATACTTGACTTTGTAATAATTTAAGGGATAAAATTTCTAAAAATTCAAAATCTTGATCTATTTGTACTTTAATAGATTTATCTATACCTACATTTGTTTTTATCCTATAAGAATTCATAATTTATATTTAATAGATTATTGTGAGAAATCAATATCAAAATAAAATACATCTCTATCTAACCATTTCTCTAAAACATCTATTATATCAACTGATATATCACGTAAATCCGAATCTCTATCAAAAAGAGAGTCGTTTAGACTTAAATGTACAAATTTTCCATTTTCATCGACATATTTTATTTCTACTATTTTTAAATAAATTGTACCATAGTATTTAGTTCCATATGGTATTCTGTTTGATAAACCAAAAATTTTATTATTTATTTCAATAAATTCATCATCAATTTCATCAATATTGGTTTTTTTATCAAATTTCAATTTAACTTTAACCAAACGATTGCGGCCCCGTCCAACCGGTTCAAAATATTCATATTCGTTGTTAGCATTAATAATTTTCTCAATTAATTTTTCTACCTTAACTGAAGATTCTGTTTTTTTATTCATTAAATACTATGAAAAATTAACCGTTTTAAGATTTTTAACTCTTACGTTTATGTCTTTATTTGGAAATCTTATTTGATATATTTGACTTGGTTCTGAAAAAATTGTATCATCAATTAATTCAATTTCTTTTGTTTCAGAATTAGAATATCTTTGTGATGTTTGTGATGATGAGTACTGTCCACCTATTTTATTAAAAACTGAAATATTTGACAAAGATATTACACCATTTTCACTCTGTATTAACCTTCTTATTTCTGATATATTCACATTTTCTCCCATTTGTAAATTTAATGGATCAAAATAATCTGAAACTATATTAATTATTTGTGAAATAACCGATCCTTGATTTTGTGTTGAATCTAAAACTACGTCAATTATAAAACCTAAATCAATAACACTTCCATTTTCTATAGAAATATAGTCATTTATCATTCTATAATTCGATAAATAATTTGCAACATTACTTTTTAAAGTATTAGAAACAACCTCTGTTAAATCGCCGTTTTCATCATAAGATAACATTTTTATTTTTATTTTATTATTTTCTTCGGTAATTGTTACTTTTGCCGGAGCCCCAAATTGAGATGGCATTGTCCTAATTAATGAATTATAATCGTTGACTGTAACCGCTCTATTTTGTGCTGCGAAATTAAATGCTACTAAGTTTCTAACTTCTTCAATTGTAGGAAAGTTTGCCCCACCTATAGCCGCGGTTACATTATTACATCTTAAAGAATTAATTACTGTAGTATTTGTGGCAGTTGAAGGACCATTTACAAAGAAAAATATTGTACCTAGTTGATTTATTACACCAACTCCAACATTACTACTTATACCACCTCCTGTTCGATATTGTATAAAAAGTGTTGAGTTTGCTTTAAGACTACTTCCTAAAGCTAAATTATTTGAATACTTGTATAGGTCAAGTTTAAATCCATTTTTAGCAAACTCTCTTAATTGTTCTTCTGAAGATTGGTTACCCCCACCAAAAGTCATTTTTAAAAATCCTTCGGGTGTAAACTCTGTAATAAATTTATTAGTAACTAATACATATTTTCCAACTTTTATTGATGGTGTGTCTGATGGTTTGGTAGGATCCTCTATAAAAACTCTATCCTCAATCAAAGCTTTAACTTCATACCAACGATTTTCTAAACCTAAAAATTCTTGTACTGTTGGAACATTTGCATATTGCGTTCCATCTTTTAATATAACACTAGTAACCCCTAATACATTTTTTTCGGGTAAAAATAACTCATAAAAAGGTCTTACATCGTTAGCGGTTATAACTTTTTTAAATACTTTAGTAGTTCCATTAACTACAGTTTCCCTTTTAATAATAGTGTAACTTAATAATTTGTCGTTTGTATCAAAATTAGGTATTTTAACCCGATTTGGGAAACCTTCCGAATTTGTTGGTGAAGCAAAGTCAATATCATTAACAGTTTCAAATATTTGTCCTCCACCATTTACTTGGGAACCTCTCCTCAATATACCACAATATCTTAAATCTTCTTTATCACCAAAAACAGGAACCACTATTGAAAAATCACATAAAGCCACAGATGGTCTTTGTCCGGGTATTTTAAGACCATAAGTTCTCGCTATATTGTATATTGAAGATCTTTGTTGTGCATATTGTAAAACAGTTTCTTGAATACTTCTATCAATATTGAATTGTAAATTATCGGTTACCGCAGCGTTTAAATCAATTAATGCGGAAAATATTGACGCATCATTAAAATTTTGTATTATATCAGGATAATAAGTCTTTGTAAAATTAATTAACTCAGTCCTAACCTGTTGAAAATCTCTTGTTGTATATGATATTTTTTTATTTGCCATGATTATATATTAATTATTACAAAATCACTTTGATCAAATACATCATCTGAAATTGTATAGTCTATTCTAATTTTTGCGGTATGTTCCAATTGAGAAATGTTTGATACTCTAAATACCTTGGTGTCATCTTCTGTAATAAAACTCCCCTTATTTTCTTCCCCTGACGAAGCGTCAGTTACAGAAATGTTTGTTATCGTTAAATTTGGTATAAATTCTTGTACAGATTCCCTTATTTCTCCCTGTATTTCAGAAAATGTTGGACCATCCATAGGTTCAAATATATATTCATATAATCTAGTCCCAAAATTTGGTAAAAAATATCTTGTTCCTTTTCTAGTCAATAATAAATGAATTAGATTACTTCTAACTTCTTCATTGTTTGTTTCTGAAAGATCAAAATAATCACCAAATACTGAATCTCTAAATGGAAAATTTATTCCGTAAGTAGTTCCGTTCGCCATTATGTAAATAAATATACATAAACTAGAAAGTTTTTTTTATTTCGTAATAAAAACTATCTGTGTTCTCAGAAATCCATTTATCTGACAATGTTTCAACGGAATGTAATTCGGTATCAACCATAATTTGTTTTGGTTCTATTGGAAATTTATTTGTAACCCAATTGGAATCTTTCCAATATATTCTATTGTTTGGTTGACATAATAAATAACCATCATCGGCAATTAAAATATGACCACATTTATAATCTGAAGGTTCGTCAGAATAAGGATTTCTATACCAGTCAACAGTAGTTAAATAAGCGGCCCAAATTTTATTACCATCTTTTAAAATAACTTGACATTTTTTTTCATAAAGAAAGTTATAAGTAGTTACAGAAACATTTTCGGAAAAACAATCCCATAGTTGTTTGAAATGATAGGGTATATCTTTTTTTGGTTCGTTCATGAATATTTCAGAAATCGGAACTCTTGATCTTAACATACCATAATCAGTCATTACGTGAAACGTTAATATTTTTCCCGAAACTGATTGTATCGCAAAAGCATAAGCTTTATGAAACTTATTAACGTCTTCAGGTTTTTTTGTAAAATGAGAAACTCTGACCAAACATTTAAAATTTTCAATATTATGATTTAATACAGGCATATATTATTTTTAAGAAGAACATCCAAAACATTCAAATGGTGAATCTGTTGGTTTATCTAAAATTAAATCTACTTTTGGTGGTTCAGGTGTTATCCTTGGTTTCTCTATTTTAGATATGTCAACAGCTAAATGTTTAGCACCTGTTGAAATGGCCTTTGTTCTAACATAATAACAGAGTGTTTTTAAACCTTTTTCCCAAGAATAAAAATGTGAAGACGTTATTCTTGATAAAGTTGGATTTGACATATAAATATTCATTGATTGTGACTGATCAATAAATGGTGCTCTTTCTGCGGCCATTTCTATTAATTCTTTTTGTGATATTTCCCAAATTGTTTTATATTTTGTAATTAAAAATT